CGCGAACGACCGAGTATTCACCTGTATACTTGTTGTGGGGTCTGCGCCCGTCACAGGGTCCACGTTGTACTGCACCGCTGACGATGTACAAGCCTTAAGCCAAATCAAGGAAACACAGCTTGAGTACGCTTCAGAAGCAGCTTTCGAAAACGCATTAACAACTTTGTTTATTCCGTTTGCCATGAAAATCGTAGATAACTATTGCGGGCATAACTTCCAGAGTAACACGGGCACTTTGACATTGGATGGTAACGGGAGACGGGTGCTTATGATTCCACCGCCCTACCTACCTGTCTTAGCGGCGGGCACCGTGCTTATGGGTGGCGTAAACATCACCAGCAACGTCACAGCGTATGACACTTACATTGCGTATCAGGGCGGCGTATTCACCGAAGACGCGAGCAGCCGAAGAAACATATCCGCAACTTTAAGCTATGGCTACACGGCGATACCGACTGATATACAGTATGCAACCGCACAAGTCACCGCTAACATCCTCGCAGACATGATAAGACGAAAACTTATGCCCGAAACCGTCGCAAAAGCAATGCAAGCGCAAGCTGACACCGTAATATTTAGCGGTATGAGCAAAAGCGTTATTATACTCACTAATGAACTGCGCGACCTCTTAGATGGCTACCGTTTTAGCTGTATGGATGTGACCTAAAAATGACGTCGGCGGGTTCTATATCGATGGCTCTTAAAAGCGGTTGGAGCTTGTCGGGCGCGGGCACAGTAACCGCTATTGCTTTTCCCTCTAAAGACTGGTATGATAGCCAGTACGCTTCGAAACCGCAGGTCACCGTTAGCCACCTAATCGACCCACCCGCACGGTACTTCGCTAACCCAGGAGGCTCCCTACTCATGCACAGCAACCCGCGATACGTGGTAAACATTTGGGTTCCAATACTACGGGGCGCATCTGGCACTGTGGAGGCGTCGCTGATTGAGGATATGCGGCGCGAAGTAGCCAGAATCATAATTGCTAACAGAAGCAGTATTGCATCATTTAACCCGATAGTACCGGAAAATGAGGGTACACCACACCACGAAATCAACGGAACCCCCGCGATGCTACGCTACGAAATAACACTTGTAGGCACACAAGACACTACAGCTTAAAGGAGTTCTCTATATTTGGCTACGTTGACGGTTAAGGTTTACGCTAATATGGATTACGGCGTGAAAGGCCACAGTTTAGGCCACACAGACTACGCAGTGATTCCTATACCGTTGACGCTGGAAGACCGTTTTGTCGTATCTGATAAGTCAGCGGATTCTTTCGGGCTGCAAGTTTCAAGCATCAACTACACGTATGACAGGTTTTTCACTTGCATAATAATTGAGCACCCGACGACAGTTAACGCTGTTATATCCACAGGCACAGACACCGTAACAGTATCGCATAGTTTAGGCCACACAGATTACCAAGTAATACCTGAATCTCTTACGATATATGACGCCTTCGTCGTCACTGACCGAACCGCATCAGCATTTACCTTAACCGTGAACAGCATCGACTTCACAGATGACAGAACAGTCTCATGCGTCATCTTAGAGCACCCCGTAACCTACAGCGCCGTCATCGACGCGGAAGCCACAACCGCAACCGTAACAGAAGCATTCGACACCATAGACTACAACATAATCCCCGTACCGCAAAGCCTCGAAGACCAATTTACAACGCTACGATCAGAAACCGACTTCGTACTAACCACATCAACAATCGATTATTCTAACCCCAGAACATTCAGTTGTATCTACCTATTTGGAGGTGAATATATGAGCACATGTCAAGAAGGATTAAACGCTTCATTATCAGTCAACGGAACCGTAATCGCATTACTATCAGAAGTCACATTCGAACATGACCGCACAGTAAAAGAGTGGGTTTCAATGGGTTCAGTAGCAACAGACGACGTCTTACTCGGCGCAAACAAGTACAAGGTCACAGCGAAGCATGGCTACGTAGACAACACATACCTAAACTACATCCAAGGCGGCAGCGTCTTAGCAGGCACACTTTTCCCAAGAGGCGGCACCACCCCAACAGTTGCAGGCAGCCTAATATGCACCAACTCGAAGCTTAGTGGTATGCAGCAGGAATCAGCCGACCCCGTCATGGAGGATTTGACCTTCACGTTCTTTAAAGTAACCCACGCATAGCACCCCCAACTTTCCCTTTCTTTTCTTTCTAACTTTTTAATATTTAATTTTAAACCCAGTTTTTGGAGAAATATCACTTATGGAAAACATAGAAGAAACCGACCTAGACGTACAACTCAACATGGGCTTAGTCTGCAACGGAAAAATGCGGGACTTAGCAACTTTACGTGAGACAATACGTAAAACTATTGGTGTAAACGTGATTTTTCACACTTTCGCCAGCGAATACCTCTTCATAATCAAGAAAAGCGCGTTAAGCGTCGAACAACAAACAAAATACAACAAAAAGGAGCAGTAAACAATGGAAAAACCAGAAACATCAAACAAAAAAGTTGATTTCAAAACCCAATTTGAACAGGAACAGAAAAACTTAACTGAAATCGCCGTCGCGTTTGACGTAGACGACTTCACACAGGGCGCAGACGACATACAAACCGTCTATGTACCAGATATTGGTAACGACGGGAAAGGCAGGGTCATACGCTATAAGCGCATGAACGCAGGCGACGGAAAACTCTTAGAACCCTACGCGCGAGAATCAAAATTCAATCAGGGGCTACGCACACTCGCCTTGATGATGTATAAGGCTGACGGCAAAACCACTTTTGAAAAGCTAAAGCTAATTCCAGTTAACGACGCCGCCGCAATCGTCCAGACCATATTGGGAGCTAAAAAAAACTTTCAACCCCAAACAAGTGGCGTCGTGGCTAAGACAGAACATTAAAGCCCAGAACCTATGGTTAATCGCGTACACGTTCCACGAACCCGACTTAAACAAATTATCCAAATTACCCCCTGAGAACATGCTGTTTCTCGAAGCGGGGCTGGCTTGGTTTACCGAAAAAACAGGGAGAATCCACTAAATGATAAGGGTAACTTTTAAGGGAGCAGAGGAGACGCAGGCGTTTCTTACTCATGCATCGGAGGCGATTCAGAGGGCGACTAAGAAGAGTCTCAAGCAGGCCGCTACTTTAGTTAAGCAAGAGGCTATTTGGAATTGTCCTGTGCGTACAGGGTACCTTAGAAGCACCATATTCTACAGTGTGAACGGCGACGAATACGGGTTTACGGTGGGTGCACGCGCAAAATACGGCGGCTACGTCGAGTACGGAACACGCTATATGCGGGCGCAGCCCTACATTCGCCCCGCGTTTATTTTCGTAATGCAGAACATCAAGTCAGCAACAGGTAAAGAAATCGAGAAGGAACTGGAGAGCATAAAATGAGCGATTACCAAGTACATGGAACCGTTACGGTGGACGATCAAGCAAGCGCAAAAATGCGGACGATAGGCGAAAACACAAAGGACTTAATCGTTGGCTTCAGCGGATTAGCCACCTCCGCGTTCGCGTTATACAGCGCCTACGATAACGTCGAGGACGCAACTATTAATCTTGACCGCGCCACCCTAAAAGTCAAGTCATCCGCTAACGCCGCTGATGACGCACAACGCCGATACAACGCAACAGTCGCGAAGTATGGCGCAGCAAGCTCAGAAGCGGCGGCGGCAGCGGAAGATGTTGAAATAGCGATGGAGCGAAATCAGGTTGCGGTTGCAAACGCTGATAAAGCACAGGGTGACTACAACGAGTTAATCGCCCGCAGCGCATTAACTATTATTCCAACTGTAATAACCGCTATTGCAAGTTTATCGACGGTTAAGGCGGCGTTGACTGCTTCAACGGCGGCGGGGTCAATCGCTGAGTCGGCGTCGTCGTGGATTAAGATGCTTGCGGTAGCACCCACAGCTACACTTACGGCGGCGACATGGAGCCTCAACGCTGCCCTTCTTGCTAATCCTGTGGTGCTCATCGTTGCGGGTATCATCGCTTTAGTAGCTGCGTTGGTTCTCGCTTACAATTACTGTAAACCATTCAAAGACGCAGTGGACGCCCTCGGAAAAGCATTATGGGATAAACTGAAGCCAGCTATCGACGTCGTGTATGCGGGTCTTAAGTGGCTCTGGGATAACGTGCTTGTACCCCTCGGAGAGTTCTTAGGCGGCTACTTCATGTCTGTTATTAACGCCGTTGCAGGTGCACTCGGCTGGTTAGCTGGCATCGTAGGCAGCGCTTGGGATACACTGGTTAAAACCGTTGCCGTCGCAACAGGTCAATGGGAGAACCTTGTACAGGAAAGCATGAATACGCAACTGCAAGCCGTAGAAGACGGCATGAATACGCAGCTAAAAGTTGTTAAGGAAGGCACAGACGAGTTAATCGCGACAGAGAACGATTATTACGATCAAGCAACACGTGACGCCCTCGCATTCTGGGAAGCCTTCATCGACCCCCCCGTTAACGCTTGGGATAAACTGCTCGATAAATTAAACGATAAATACGACACGCAGATTGACGATTTAAAATCGTGGGCGAGCGAGCAACAGCGGGAAGTAAACGATTACTATAGCGAGTTAGCGGAAGCCGTACGCAGCAAGACAGATACACGGATTGACGCTGAAAAGCAAGCGTACGCTGACTTAACGGAGTCCATAAAAGGCGAGTACAATGCACAGTTAACTGCAACCAACCAGTACTATGACGATTTAATCGCGGCGACTAAAGCGGGATTATCGGCAATCACAGACGAACGCGACGAGCGACTTGACATACTCGAAGAGGGGATGCTCCGCGATAAATACGCTGCTTTAGGGCTATATCAAAGTGGACAGATTGACCGCGAAACATACGAGGATAAAATCTCAGAGATCTCCCGGATTTATAATGAGAATCGTAGCATAATAAGTGACGAGTTCCGCTTAAAAGAGTTAGAGTATGAACGGACACATGCAGGCGACATTGAGCAATTAGAAGAGGATAAAGGGCAAGCAGTCACCGACTTAACCAACACATACAACACTAACCTGGAAAACGCTGAGGCAGAACACAACCGCGTAATCATAGGTTTAACTGCTAACCAAACCCTCGAGTTGGAACGCTTAGAAAACGAGCGTAAAACCAAAATCGAAACCATCGAACACCAAACCAGCAGCATGGTCGAGTACCTGAACAGAGAACGCAACACCACAATCAGCAAAATCCGCGTGGAACAGCAAACAATCGAGCAGACCCACCAGAATAAACTTGCTGAGATAGTTTTGGCTGGCGAACAGAAACAGCTACAAATCATAGCGACTGCTGAAACAGAAAAACAGCGGATAATCGCGGAGTCGCAAGCAAAAATAGCGGGTTTCAGTGGATCTTCAAGCCTAACTGTTCCCATCAGTAGTTTACCTGAAGTCATGTGGAGTAACAGACTCCCTGCGTTGGCGTCTGGCGGCGTAGTTGATGAACCCACAGTCGCGTTAATCGGTGAATCAGGACCTGAAGCGGTTATTCCTTTAAGTGCGTCTGGCGGTTACGGTTCTACCGCGTCGGATGGTATGGTGCAGATTAACATTAACGCGCCATTAATCACCGTACAGGGCAGCGCTGACAGGGCAACAGTTGAGGCAGCTAAAAACGAGGTGTACCGCATGCTACAAAACATCAAAATCGAAACAGGCGGCTCCACCTCCAAACTCCGAGCGAATAGCACAAGCAACCTCGCATCAGTAAACACACGATAATAAAGGAGAAAAAGAAAGTTATGGTTTTGTTGGGTGAACAGGAAAGACTCTTAGCATCAGAATCCAGCTTCATAAACGCGACAGGCGCTAACCTGCGCGAAACGGATTATGGAACGTTAACGGTGCCGACTGGCGGCGCGATCCTTGTTTTCCGCTGCATAGTCAACATGTCGGTTTCGGGCACAGCTACCGTTAACCTGTACCTCGCTATGGGGGGCGCGACGTATTGGGTAGTACCCTCGCTATCGACGTCGGGCGACAACGAATTAACAGGATACATCTATCTTGCGGCTGGCACATACGCCAACGTAACCTTCCACCTAAACAGCAGCGCCGACTTTGCTTTAACTTCGATTAAAGCAGGTTTAGCGCTCTTCAACGACTTAACATATTCAGCGTATGCTTCACGATCTCCAGAAACAAACTTTGCCACAACCGCCCCCGCAGCACGAGCGACACCCATCGGAGCCACAGCGAAATCCACCGTCATAGTACAAGTATTCGCGAACTCTGCTTCAGCCGACGCCACATTAAACAACGTCGGTGACACCGATGCAACGGGACTAAAAATTCTTGTGGACAGCGCGCAGGTGGATTGGACACAGCGTTATCACCCCAGCGGCGGCGTAGGCGTATCAGGGTACCTAGTTTTAGTAGTTAACGCGGGTAGCTCGCATAACATCCAGTTAGCACGGCAAGATACGGGCTACACTTTCAGCGACATCTACGCCTCCATTATTAATTGCCCATGGCTTCTCACGGACACCGTTGGTTTTCCAGTGCAATCTTTATCGTTGACTCAGGAGAGTACCATTTACGTGACGGCTGAACCCTTATTCAGCGACCCCGCGACGAAGGCAGTGTACGCTGGGAAAGTGCGGTGTTGCAGTTTCGGCGCGGCAGCAGATTATTACTCGTCTGAGGTGGGTACAGGTATTTTGATTTTTAGCTACAAGTTTGATTCAGTGGATGTTTCTACCGTGGGGGTTGTGGCGGCTCTTGGTTTCGGCGGCTGTATATCTTATGTGGGAGCGGATTTAGTCTAATGGCATGTACACTTGACAGTAAAACCTTAAATGTGAAGTCGTGGGCTACAGACGATGACTATCTGGGCAGCCAAGCAACACAGTGGATAAGCGGCGCGGTGAAACGCAAAGTAAACGTCTTAGCGAAGGTGACAGTGCACAAAATCACTTGCATGGAAAACGGCGTCACATGGGCAAACAGCAACGCGAAGTACTTTAGCGAAAAAATCACTGGCGCAAGCCTCACCCTATACAGCGATCTTGCGGTGCGGGCGGTTGCATCTGTCAGCGTTACCGTCTTATCTGTGTCGATGACGGCTGAAAACGACGAGTACCTACAAAGATACTACACAATCACAGTACAGGAAGTCTAAACATGATTAAGCTTCGAGCCATCAGCATGAGTAAAGGCCACAACGTGTTCACGGTGGAGTACACGAAAGCAGCCGACGACGCCGTGTACAGTGTGGATATTGATCAGACAGACATTGATGAGCGGGTGAAAACTTTGCAGGCGGCAACGGGGCAAACAGCCTCCAGCGCTGACCTAAAGAACATTTTGGTGCGCCTCATAAACGAGGTGCGGGCGGGTAAATCGAAGCTTTCCCCAGCGTTTGATTATGGTACGCTTGTTAACGTGGACCTTGAAGCCCAAACAGAAACGCCGGATGTGGAGCCTTTGGCGGCGTCACCCAAAAAAGCTGCCTCTGTTTCCTTGGTTACAGTTGAGTCCCCCGTAACAATAGAAGCGTCAACCGCTAAAATCGGTTTTCTCGAAACATTCAGCGCCTTCCTTAAAACCTTACATACCAAACTCACACAATGGATGAAACGTTAAATGCGTATTCCACTATTCCACAACTACGGCAACCCCATACAGGAAGCCCGCGTTCAAGTCTTCATCAACAAACTAACCAACCTACCATCCGACTCCAAGATACCAAGCGGCTACTCAATACAATTAAACACCGCAAACCCCAAAGTAATGTTCGACGAAAAAAGCTGGAGCTGGGTACCCCTCGTAGCTGGCAAAGAGAAAGCCCTCGCGTTCCAACAGGCCGTTCTCCAAATATGGAATTACCCGCCCCGTAACGATGTTTCATACTTTAACTTGAACGCCGATGTTTTAACAGAGAACTTAATCGTCGAGTACCGCCTCATACAGTTACCAAACGAGGTACATGATCGGCTTAAACGGTTCGGCGGCGAAGGCAGAAACATGCAATGCATCGAGTTAGCCATCCACCCCGCTGGTATGGACCTAAAAATCTATGACGGCGACACCGCAAACGGCGTAAAACTAATCTATGAATTGCTAAATCAATTGCCCTACAGAACAGACAAATCAGAGGCACTCTGGCGTCAACGCGAAACCCCCATCGCGCCCTTCTACGCCTTCGAAGTACGCGTAGTCGGCGCCGCTAACGGGTCACGCGCAACCTTCCCAAAAGACACCCAATACACAGCCACCATACTACCCGCCAAAAACATGGTCGCCGAACCCGCCGCCTACGGCGTAAACATCCGAGACTCAACTTTTCCCTACGAACTAAACCTTGAAGCCCTCCGCGTATCCACCGACGTAACCATCCCCCCCACACTATTAACGGCTGAATCCTCCGACCTCACCGCAACAATAGACACATGCCGCTTCATAGGTTCATATAACTGGAAAAACTAGCCCGAAAAGAGGTGAATTGCATGATTGAAACACTATTTCCCTACATCGCATCTATACTTTTGACTGTTGCATACGCAGGTGTCGGCAAACTTAGCAGCGGCGAATCCTTTGATATTAACAAGTTCAGCCAGACAATGGGTGTTCAAGCCTCCGCGCTGATACTCTTCGCAGCCACGTCGTACGCCGCCAACATCGACTTAGCCGTATTTACCGCTACGTTGCCGCCTTTGATTACAGCGTTTATTATGAAGCTATATAGCTATATAAAGAAAAAGCGTAAAGCAGAATAAAATCCTCTGCTTCCCCTATTTTTAGGCATCACTGTTTCTTGTCAGCGGACGCTATGCTTAAGCTATCAAATGAAGAGAAGGTTTCAACTGTAGCTTGCCCGAAACGGTATTCTTTTGGTTTACTGCATTCGAAGATGCTATCGTTAGCGTGGGCATAGTCGCAGCCAGTTTTTAAACAATCTATGGCGGTTGGGATTCTGTTACCTCTGTGATTGATAAGCTAAGTTTTTCTCCGTGTTACCTTTCGGTTGATAATGATTTTGACCCACATTCAGCCTCATCGATTTTAAAATTCAATCTTTCAAAAAACCCTCTAGCCCCATCATTGACTGGGTTAGTGTAAAGTATTTTTAATCCCTCACCTAGAAAAAGGCTTTCAATATGCCTTACAAGCTCAGTTCCGTAATCGTGGTTTCTAAAAAGAGGGTCAACAAAAATGTTCATTATTGATTGCAGGTCATAATCAACCGCTATATAGCCAACAATTACACCATTAACCTTAATCACGTACTTATCTTGGTCAAAATCATTTTTGCCAGCGTACTCTATACTCATAAAATTTGGATACGTTAAATAAAAATAAAAAAGTTTGGTGCTGGAGAGATTAATTATTCTCTTCAGCTTTTTGTTTCATCTACGCCGAGGTAGATGTCTATCATGCGTTTGGCTTTCTTCCAAGCTTCTTGGGTGTTCTCTTTCGGGAGCCAAATTCTTAGGTTATCGCCGAATTTGATTTCCTCTAAACCAACACCCACTTTTGATGGTGGCAGATTTGCGTTATTATTGTCAATGTTGTCTTGACCTTGCATGTCATTACCGCCTTTTTCGGGCTTCTTTTCCTCTTTTAGATATTGGAAATCAGCCAAATATGCGTTTCTGACGTTTTCTTGGGCTCTTTGGGCTTCTGGGGCTTCTAATCCAGCGATTTTAGTAAGCTCTACCCACAGATTACTGGTGTTAAGAGTCTTACCATATTTACTGTACAACTCCTGCCAAAGCGGTATATTGAGCAGCATTTGTTTTAGTGCATTATTTCGTTAGGTATCATCATATATTACCTAACAATAGGTAATAACAAACCATTAATATAAGTGTTTAGGTAACGCGTTAGGTAATACTTATATGGGTGATTACTATTACCTATACAATGAGGAAAAACAAAAATGAACACCTACCAAGAAACAAAAGCTTTGGAAGAATTAATAGCAGATTACAACGACTTTGGCGATAACCCGTTAGGTACACACTTTTGGGAAGTAGCCAAAAAATACCGTTTACTAAACGCAGAAACAGAAGGTATCCGAGCAGAACTAATAAAAAGAGGTTTTTAAATGACAAGCTATGCGTTTAGTGACAACACTGATTATAAAATTCCAGCAAAAAATCTTAGCAAAACAGCGCTTTTAGCAATAATAAAACGGATGCATAACACTAACCAATGGGGCAACTTATACAGCTACCACATAACCGATGAAGAAGGTAACCAATACCAAATAACAACCTCAAAAAATGGAAAACCGAACGGATTTGGATTAAAGGATTGGTAAAACATGACTGATAAAACAAGCCTTACTAAAGCAGCCTCAAACACAACATCCCTTAGAACAACTGTTCCAGCAAGCATAGTTAAACAATTTAACCTAAAAGAAACTGACGAATTAGAATGGATATTAATCGCCGAGTCAGAGGGAAAAATGGGAATAAAAGTAATCCCATTGAAGAGGGAACTGTAAGTTATTGTATTTTACCTTGATTTTTTGATGGGTTTACTTAAACCTATTTTTGTACCTTTTGGCTGGTAATCACCATAACCAGCATTCCGTCCATTTCTATATACAAAATGATGTGGTTTTTTTGTAGTCCTCGATGTTCTCGTATAGGAATTTCGTTTGGGATATATTCGGTAACTCATTTTTTCACCTCTATTTGCCTTAATTGAAAAATAAACATTTCATACCACCCGATGCTTAACACCCTTTTTTACCACCCATCAAGTTAACAGAACCCGAAACAACATGGGTTATATTGTTTTAAACCAAATTTCAGAAAAAGAATTTGTAGGGGAAGGAGATGTCGTTTGGCACAACGTGCAAGATGTTTACCTAACTTTGAACCCTGAGCATAAGCCAATATTTGTAGAAGATACCGACTTCGCTAATGTTTCATCGGCCATTACAATAACATCAGTGACAGACACTTTGCTATTGAGGTCAAGCCAAACTACAGAACAACTGACTTGGGTAATTATTGGTTTTACGGTTATTATGCTTCAACCTATTCTCGCTGTTCTTTTTCCCGAAGGGAATCCTGAAGGGAAGAAGAAGTAGAAGAATCAATATGATTGTTATACTTCCAAGACCCTAACAGAAAAAGAAGTAGCCCTGCCCATAAAGTAATCATACCGCCCCAGATGTTACCATTATTCAAGTTTTCAATTTTAAGCATACACACCCCAAAAACAATTACAGCTATGCCGAGCATACCTACAAGAAACCACATATCTTTTGGTTCTTTTGCTCCGAATATCCACATGCAGCCGCCAAATAGCCAGTCCCGCACCCGCTTCTTTGCTCTCTCTGCCATCTGCTTGGCTCCGCATCCCTCGACTTTTGACAGCGAAAAGTTTTTTTTGGCATCCCTTAAGAACTTGACAGAACCACCAAAATAAATAGCCAATATTGAAAAGACGACACAGATAATAATTGAGAGAAAAGCAAACAACAGAGAATGCAAAATTAAGGAAAAAATGAAGCATAACAAGCCCGCAATAAGACCAAACATACACACAAATTGCCAATCAGCTATTATCCTCTGCCATCTGCTTGACTCCGTTATCCCTCGACATTTTACAGAAGAATTAGGAAAACTCAAAATCTAAGCCCTCCCTCGAAGAGTTGACAGAACCCCTTGTATGCTTGGCTTTCCGAATGTTGTTTGTGTCACAGATTTCTTTTCTCCTAAAATTAAGTCCGATTGCCTACATAGCAACCTTTTACTAAACAATCTTTACATGAACCCTCTGAAGGTGTGCCTTTTCGTGGGCAATCAAACATAATTTGCATAGCTTTGTTAAAGCCATATTTTTCTTCAAGTTTATGATTCTCAGCCATAACCCAATCGCCACGAGCCGCTATGAAATTCCAAAGTTTCTGACATGCCTTTTTAGGTGTGCATGTTTTCTCGCTGCAGTGATTGCATGGACTAACGAAAGGGCAATCTTTCCACGTTATATGTTCATAGGGTATTGCTTGAGTCATGGGTTTTCACTTGGTCTATTTTTTTCTGATACCGAAGATGATTCAGGTTTTCCAAAATAAAACTTGAAGATTTTATAGGTAACATATACGGTACAAATTAAACTATAGACTGTACCAGCCGCTATTAGCCCAACCCATAAAGATGTTAAAATATCCATTTATTTTTCCTCACTTGTTCTATTTTTTTCTGATAAAGAAGAACGTAATTTAACCTCAAATTCTCGGATGTAATTTACATGCCTTTCAATGTCAGCAATCAAAGCTTCTGTTGCTTCTGCTTTTGTGTCGAAAACTATTTCTTTATAGAGGCTTGGTGAATGGTCGATTATTAAATAAACATAACTTGATGTTGTCCAAACGTCAGGATGATAACTCCATTTCTTAAAAAGCCAATCCCTATAGTATTCACCATAGACTTTGCAGATTTGGTCAATGTGAGCTTGCTTATTTATTCGCACTAAGCCACAAAGAAGGCATCTCCCCCATATCGAGAGATTCTCTCTATAATGGTTACGTAAAGCATTAGCTCTTTCTGGTGTATCATCAATAGGTAAACCTGCTAAATCCTCTTCTTTCAAAGGAACCAAAGTTTCCCAGTTCTGTGAGTGCATACAAACATTCGGCATTATACTTTCTCCTTTAGCTGTTCACTTTCGCAATTTTTAAGTACGGGTAAACTAACGTTAGAGAGGTTTTGTTTTTCATGTTGCGTTTTAGCTTTTGCTAAGATAACTCTAAATTGGTCTATATTCTTAATTGGTTTCATGGGGTTGTGTTCTCCTTAGTGTTTAATGAACACTTTTTGCATAGTTCTGTTGATGGTTCTAAGTGGCAGGGTGGTTCTTTGGATTTATCGCAAGTTAACGGTGTATGGAAAACATTAGCCCAAACTGCTCGATAACTTGTAGGATAATACGCTTGAATAAAATCTCTTAAACATCCCTTACACTTATCATAGTTTTCATAAACCGGTTGATTACATACGTGTCCTGCTCTACAGTTACATGTTTTTGTTGTCTGTGCCATTACTTTTCACCCTCTTCTTTTCGCGGGAATAGTAGAGCCTTCAAATCGTGAACGGTACAGTCATTTTCACAGGTGTTTTCATATTCGCCTTCGCCGCATTCTTTACACCATTTCTCAAGCAAAGGTTTGGCGGCCTCAATCTTAGCCTTGTAACCCACGATTATTTTATTGGTTTCTTTGGTGTAAATTTCTCTGGAGTCTCTTTCATGGGCTAAAGCATTTTCTAATCCTTCGATTGCTTCTTGGCAGTCTGTGATTTCTTTCTGGGCATCCTTAAGTTGCTTTTCCAAATCAGTTATTTGCTTGTATAAAGGTTCTAATCCAAAACTCATTTTTCCACTCCCTTTTGGTTTTCTTGACTTTGGAACTGAATTACAATCATTTTATTTCTAACCCCGTTGTGTTTTTTATACCTCTCATATCAATGATTAACCCTGAGATGCAAACACCAGACACATTTGATGAAACATAAATGGCAGGGCCATTACCATTATATGTCAATATACCACCTTCTCCAATTAGACTTAAATTTGGATGAGATATTTTCAATGTCGAAGTTGACAAATTATAATTACCACCTGATAGTTTTATTACGCCCCCTTGTGTTAGTGCCCATTGCATAGTTTCAGGTGCGTTAGTGTTGCTGTAGACAAGTTTGGACGTATGATTTATTCTCCAACTATCTATAAGTTCACTAGTTGCTATCTGACTTGTCGCGTTATAAGTCCAGTTGTAGAAATTCAAGTATGTCTCTTGAGTATGATTGACAAAAAACATTAAACTCTCGATGGTCCAAACTGTGCTAAACTCCTTGCTTACCTCTTCTGATGTAATGTAGTTTTTAATTGTTGGGTTTATGTTTTCGTTTTGAACAGGTACAGGAATAGCCGTAATTAGTAATAAAGTTACGATTATCGGCACTATAACCAATAAACTGGCCGCTATCTTTGCTTTAGTCATGGTTTTTGTCCTTCATCTTTTTTGATTTCAATTACAGGCGCTTTTCCATCAAGAACTAAGAAAAGAATACCCGCAACATTACGTAAATCCGCTAAATCCTTCTTAGCTCGACCAACCCAACAAGGATCATACAGAGCGTAGTCCTGTTGTAAATCTCGGAACTGTTTTTGTAGAGCCATCATTAGAACATCTATAGAGACAGTTGGCTTTTTACCTCTGCGCTCGCCTTCACGTAGGCCGCCGATTTCACGCTCTATTAATTCACTATTTGTCTGGATTTGGTTAAGAATGTAAGCTGCTCGGAACTCAAGCTTATCTTCGTCTGTGGTATGCTCTTCGCAGTAGGGGCTTTCTAAGTATCGTGGATTATCACAATCAATTACACTGCAAATATCTCGCATTATTCTTTTCCCTCTTCTTTTGGATTATTACGAATAACAGCGCCACCAAACTGTTTTTTATAGCGTCGTTTGTAAGCCTTAATAAATAATGGGTCTGTGATTATTTCTTGGATTGTATTTATTGTTGCACTGAAATCTTTGAGAATAGCCGCTGCTGGATCTTCCTCGCATGATTTATTGTAGCATTTAGGACAAAGAACTCTGAGTTCGCCTGGATGGGCGGCGGGGTCTTTAGCAAACTCTAAGTCCTCGCCAGTTAATTCTTGATTGCAAACCACACATTTTTCAGACATTATTGTTTATCCTCCTTACTGCAAACCGTTTCGGGAACAAAAAACAAAAAAAGAAAATCGGGGTATGGCATAACCGGTTTATTCCTCATCTTTCAGATCACGCCATAACTCAACTACATAGTTGGCCCCAAATCGAGCGTAGTCTAAGGCGGCAAACCACTTAGTGAAAGCTTCTTTTGTTTCCTTGTCAAACTCTACTGATCGGCTAGAACCGATTTTTAAAAGAATTGTGCCGGTTATACTCGCATCAATTATAATGACCATCGGGATAGTGTAGCTTTGTAACATAGTTTCTATTTCGTCTTGTACTGCTTCGCTTAGTTTATTGAAGTCATTGCCGCCAATGTTCATGCCGCCGATCCAAAGTCTATATTTATATTTACTCATTTTTTCAACTCCTTTTGAATTAATGTTACGTGGCTTTTCAGAGCCTCAATTAAACGGTCTATGTCCTGTTCATTCATAGACTCAAAGCCTGGTGGAAGCGTGTATTCTCCAAGCGGAAAAGACTCACTTAGGAAAAAGCCTTTTTTCTCGCGAACCTTAAGCCATTCGGGATTGCGTATTACGTTTATTTCGATATGTGTAAATTCGTTCATTTTTGGTCACTTTGATTAGTTGTTTCACAAACATTCGGTAAGTCTAAGGCCGGATAGAGCCAGCGATAAACGGTTTCGGGTAGGCCCTCAAACTTTAGTTCCCAACATTGACCTGGATTGCCGTGTGAGTCTTTGAAGCCGAATGGAGTCATAGGTTTAATGAGTTTTGCTTTTCTGGCTCCGTGATACATTATTTCGTCGCCTGCTTTCCAACTCAAAGTTAAGCCTCCTTTCTAAGCTGGTTTATTGCGTATTCGATAGCGTGGGATCTGTTGCGGTATTTGCCTGTTTCAACTTGAGAATCCAGCCATATGATTGTGTCTTTCTCAAGCGATACAGAGATGTTGTCTTTCATGTCAACCATATTAGTCAACCTTAGTTTTTATTACTTATTATTAATTCCTAATAGGTTCTATTAGTTTATAAGGTTTATTACAAAAAAAGTGTTAGCGGTTGCCTGTCAAACCGAATCAGTGTCAATCATTCTTAAGTGATTGTTTATGCGTTCTTTGATTACTGTTTCAAGGTCGTGTTCCCATTGTATAACTTCGCGTTCGTAGCTTGTAAGTCCGCCCTTATCGCTTATTTTTGGAAAAGTTTTAAGGTTTATCATTTTTGTGTACTTCCTTCTTTAACTATGAATTGAATTTCAGTTAATAACTCGCCGTAAACAAACTCTTCAACTTGGCGGGTATATTCTGCTAATGCGCTTACTTGGTCAGTGGGTTTGATTTTTGCTTTTCTAATCACCTTTAGTTTGTGGCTGTAGAATCTTTCAATAGCTGGGATAGGGAGATATTTGGCATTGTAGTTAGGCGCAAACTTATCCCATATGGCCTTAAGGTCAAAGGCGCAAAGTACATCTTCACTTAGTTTTGGTGCTTTACGATGATTCATAGGTGACATTCCTCGGTTTATTTGGCGTAATAACTTCGACTTCGCGTTGTGTTGCTTCATGATGATCTTCTAAGGCTTTGAATTGGTCAAGGTTGCCTTTCATTTCGTCAAAGATGCGGCTACCTCTGGGCGTGATTATGTCAGGTAGGAATGCAGCTACTCGGCTAGATTGCATGGCGTAACTGTTTTCGAGTTGGCTTTTGATGTACCAGAACATTGTTCGCATGGATGCGGCTATGTTGACTTTTTCTATTCGGCGTTCTGGTGTGTGGGCGTTTCGGTTTCCTTTATCCCATAGGGTAGGCATAACGACTTTTACACCTACTTTGGCGGGGTGTCCGTCGATAGTTTCCTCGATGATGAATTGTACATAGATGTCGTTTAGTTCTGGTCGCCAATGCCAGTATATGTCATAAGTTCCGTAGGCTCTGAGTTTTTCATCTACTTCTGATTTTGTACGCTCGGGGGATATTGTGGTTGTAACATATTTGACTCGTGGGTCGTCTGTGTAGATTTTCATTTTATTCTGTTCCCCTGTTTTGAATACCGAAAGTTCGCATTAATTTGGGGATATACCCCGCCTCTTTCCAAGGTTCAAGCACATAACGGTCTTGCATCGAAGAACCTAATCCGTTACCTCTTTGTTTAACCCAACCAGCAATATGATCCAGCATTTCACCTTTAATTCGATAACGACTTCTAAGCTCTGTAGCTCGAAGATGCCGTAATGCGTGGTTGGCAAAATCTTTCTGGTGAGCCTCGATTAACTCATCATCAAGACTTTTGTAGGTAACTATTGGATAAGTTAGGCCTTTGAAAAGTTCCTTTGCCACCGGATAAAGTTGCTGTCTATAGTATGGAAAAACAGGTTCATCCTTACCCTGCCTACTTTTGATGTACTCGTAAACTTGACGGGTCCACCCTCCAACATCATATTTGGGATTCATTGGTAAAGCTGTATGGCGAACAAATCCTCGGCGCTTTTCTGTTTTTATATGGAATATTGCTACGGGCTCTCGGATTGCAGCAATTTCTTTTAAGGTATATTCTTCGCCTCTTTCAACTAGACTTATGGCTCTGAGTGTTGCTATATCGTCCACATTTTCTAAGTCAGGTTGGTAAATATCTTCTGATACTGTGAGAAACATTCCAGTTGCTTGCGCAGGGTCACTTGGGTACATTAACCCTGCAAACTCACCAATTCTTGCGGCTGTAAGATAAACGCCTTGATAGCATCGCTTTAGGCCAAGATTGGGGAGAGATTCTATTCTGTTTCTAATTTCTTGATAGGCGGGTAGACTCATTTCATTAAACCTCTTTTTTCTAGGTCTATTCTGATTAAGTCACGCAAGTAATCCGCTATGTTAACATGACCATTAGATGCTATGACCTGTTCGATTGCGTTGTATGTTGATTCGGTTACTCGTGTGCCTACACATTTGTTTACCATTGTTATCAAGCGTTTACTATTGTTTACAACTGTTATTAAGGTTTGTGGTGCTCTTGTTTTGTTGTGAATTAAAGCACCCCGCATCATACAAGTACAAAGTAGGCGCGGGGTTATCGAATAAACTAAGCATACTATCAATTTCAATTAAGTCCCAAAACTCTCGGAAAGTGCGCTCCTGCAATCTAGTTAACTTAAACTCGGTAATATTAGGGCAAGTCTCTAAGATACAGTATTGCTGCGTGCATTCGCCTAAACCGTTTTTACAGTTATTCATGCTTAGATTTCTCCAACTGTTGTATTTTCAATCTCAAATCGAGATAAGCAATTAATCCTGTACCTAACAACGCAGAAAGCAAGGGACCAAGAAAGGCAATCCCAAAAAGAAACACTTGGGTCACACAAAAGATATTCATTATGATTAGTACAGTCCATATTGCTTTACCTAACATGGTTTCGCACTCTCTTTTTTCTCCGAAGTGAATAACATAATTTTAGGTTTCCAAGAACCATGACTATATTCGTGCCAAGAGCAACCGACATGACGATTACACCAACGCTCAAACGCCTTCTGATAAGCATCTTTCTTATTGTAAGGCATAACCCAAGCATCAAGTCCAAGCTCCCGAATCTTCATAACACGATACAAATCTTGCTCTGGCGTGGACCAATAACCAATCAGAACATAGACCATAATTCGAGATTTACCAAATACGTTAGCCATCAGCTTTAGGTTAAGCTCTAAATTGTCTTTCGGGTTATCCCAAGCGGTGCGGATCTGCTTGTATATTTTTAGGCGGTTTTTGATCTCACACCATTGCTCGAAATGGTTTAATCGAACGTCTAATCCACACTGAAAATTGACAGATTGCCCTCTCTCAGCAAGCCAAGATACCGCCGCTTTAAAGTCAGGGTTAGCGGTAAAACTATTATCCATTACAGAGATAGTTTTGCCTTTTGGGTTGAGATTTTTCGGTTTAACTGTGTGAATTTTTCCCTCTTTAACTGGCACAATACAAAAAGGACAGCTACGAATACAACCTCTTGAGAACCAGATATAGCTAGTTCGGCAATTTGGGTATATAGAATAGTCTAGTTCGGATGTTTCTATTTCAGGTGGTAGTTGTGAGCAGATGTTAAAGCCTGTGCCTCCCGCTACCATATTGGTGCGGAGTAGGGGTTTTTTAGTGAAAGAGAATAGGCTAAACACGTAAACTTTATCATACCTAAAAAGTGGGCTGTAGAGTTCTACGTGATCCCCTTGTTGTTTGTGGTATTGGCTGACTTGCATCATAGCGGTGTTTTCTACTTTTGACTCAAGATTCCAAAGACCTATTCTCATTGCTTCACATCCGACATATTGAATAACACAAGCTCAGGCTCTTTGAAGTGAAAAGTTACATCTCCAAAAGATGAACCCCAAGTTAGGCGCTGTTTACATAGTTTTATTGATGTTGGGTCCAACTCGAAGCCTATACAATTCCGCTTAAGCTGCCTAGCCACCTTCATAGTAGTACCTGAACCTAAGAACGGGTCCAACACTGTATCGCCAATATAACTATAAAGTTTAATGCAGCGATAAGCTAACTCTTCGGGAAAAGGCGCGGGGTGATCTACTTTTGCTTCTGTTGGCATCACCCAATAATTACGAGTGAATTTTAGGAACTCTTCTTTAGTTAAGTCGCTTTTACCCTCATGCTGAATTTTTGGTTCTACCTTATGAGCCACTAAAATAAATTCGGTGAAGGACCTGCAATAAGGATTACTTGCAGACATCCAACTACCCCAAGCCGTGTTATTACCACAGAACTTTTCAACGTCACCATTATGGGCTTTTAACCAAACGATTGTCTCACGATTAATATAACCAACTTCAGACATAAGCACAAGAAACTTATCAATGAAAGTCTCAAGGTGTTCATCTTTAACTATCGGACTGTTTCCAGCTAAAGGTATGTTTATGCAGATTCTACCGCCAATTTTATTTACTCGGTAGCATTCAGTAAGCCAATCTTTGACCCAAGAATAGTATTGTTGAAATGAAAGATTGTCTTTGTAAACGCCGTAATCTATGCCGACATTGTAGGGGCTAGATGTAACGATTAAGTCAATACTGTCATCGGGGATTGTTGGAAATATTTTGAGACAGTCGCCTTGATATAATGAAAGGTCAATCATGTTGTTAGCTCCTTTTTGTTCTCAACTTCTGACGAAATGAAAAACATTAATTTCTTTCTCCTCGATAACTTGTCATAACAGGATGCTTGTAGTGTGTACCATACATATCGTTAATAACAAAGTCGTACATTCTCCAGTCCCCAAATTTCCAAAGGCTATAACGTATCATTGCTTCTTTACAACCTTTGAAGGCAGTACACCATTTACATCCATTACGATTTTGAGAACGGTAAACTAAGTTCTCTGGGACATTGTTTTTTGCTAAGAAGTCGTTGACCTGTTTCTGTGTCCATAATGCTATCGGGTGAGCTTTTACCATCCCCTTGAATTTACCTGATTTAAGCGTGTAGCATTGACCTAAACCGCCAATGAGATTTACAGCCCGTCGCATTGATTCGGCTGCTCTTAGTCCGCTAAAGTTTGCGTGGATATTATTGTTAATATAATATTCTTCCTCCGGCAGTTCCTTAGTGTATAGACAACAGTAAGGGCGGCGATATTCTTGGGCGGCTTCACCCGTTAATCCCATTGCTTTTAATTGACTTCCCGTTTTGCGCAACTTAGGCCATCCATGTTCTTTTTTGGTTGTCCAAAAATCTTGCCAAGGATATAGCGTTATTAAATTTAAATCCCACATTTTAGCTATTTTTTGTACAAAGTCCTCATCTTCCTTATACAACACAAGCGTGTTGCACCAAGTTACTGGAACTTTAGGGAAATATTTGATAACCATCTTAAGAACAACTGTGGAGCATTTACCGCCACTCCATCCAATGTTTAGGCTATCTCCGTATTCGTCAACTACATGCTGTATGATTTCTTCGGGGTTCTGCTCTGGAATATGTAGTTTTTTCATTCGTATTTTTGCCATTAGTAAGTTACTGGCTTCCCGTTTTTCTGATAATGTTAGCTTTATACAGCCTGGTTCTGTTAAAACACCCATACTCATAGAATTTCCTCGCATGGGGCTTGACCAGCCTTATATTCTCGGAAGCATTCATAGCATAAGTTTGGGTTGTCTGCATTTAATGGGCATTTTCTGAGTTTTGGTTTTTCAGTAGTCAATCAATTAAGCCTCCAATGATGCTCTTGATTTTGCCGTAGTTGAATGGTTCCAACGTAGCAGCCACCCCACAACAAACACAGGCACAAGAAACGGAGCTAACAGCAAACGCAACCTCAAACTACAACTCCCCCTCCAAAGCCATCCTCCTATCCAGCGCCCTAAACGTAGGCATAGACGCCGACACGGCAAACCCTTCACACCCAACCGCATAGAAGGGGTCAACTTCGCCTTTACTGCTACGGCCTGAAATGTACTTAACGTACTGTTCTGCTTCGCGGTCATACCGCTTTTCGATATCTGGACTGGGTTTATACTGGATTGACATAATCGTTAACTCGGCTGATCAGCATTTAAGCGTTTATGTTATGCCTGAGTATATGTTTCAAACATAATTATCGTAATGAAAGTTTATGCAAGGTTTTAGCCAGCAACCCCTTAACCAAACCCTCCAAAAGCGCAGCATCATTTGCATCCAAATTACTAATATGCGCCACCTCATAGCCAAACCGCCTTAGAAAATGTTCTCTAGTTGCGTCATAGCGTTGCTTATTATAGTGACTTGAACCATCAACTTCCAGCGCAACTTTAGCTTCTGGGCACGCAAAATCCAGTATGTAGCGGCCTACGCAGACTTGCCGACGCCAAACAGCGCCCTCCAGTTGGATGTTAATTAGTCGTAGTTGTGCCCAAACTTTTGATTCTGCTTCAGTCGGGTTTCTACGAAGCTTATCAGCACGGCCCCACTCGCGGTATTTAAGAAACTGTGTTTTCGAGATTTTACGCTTAACCATATCTACCCCTCGTTACCGCTAACAAAACCCTGCGCTCCTCAAAATCTAACCCTAAACTATCACGGGGAGCTAAGTCTTTTTCGCATATATCCCGTCTATTCTTAAGTAACTCAGCCATTTTAACATCTGCCTCTAAACTGGCTTGAAGTTTAGCGATTAATTGACGTTTGCTCTGCATACGCAGCTTTAACGGGATAGGTTTGCAGTGTTCAAGGGCTTTTTTCTCCGCTTGTCGAGTAATCTGCACAGCTTTGAATTGTTCAACAAACCAGTTTTGCTTTGTATGAAGCCAGTTTATGAAGTGGGAAAGGGATTTAACGAATAAACCTTGCAGCATATCCAAACGCTCTATTATGGAACCTCCTTTATAATAGAGTTGAGTTAACGTTACAGAACGGTAATCTTCCGTTTGGGTTAGGTTGTAGCATTCTAAGAATTTGAATAACCGTTTTTCGTAGAAGGGGATTATGACTTTTTGCATGAGTTTGCGCCATAACTCGTTTGTGCTTGTTATTCCTTTATCGCCCGCTACGAAGATACTGGTTAAGTATCCTCCTTTGTCGCTGCTCACATGTTTAAAACCATGTGTCCAGCCTGATCTTTGAAGAGATACAAACACTATTAATTCGCTGTCAATATACCCGCATGGCCTCACAGATTGATTGTGAAGTTTCTTCGCTATCTCCTTCGCTTGTTCTTGATTAATAGACGGTACAACGTTGATTATGATACTGCTATAATTCATGGTGTAATCTGGGGTTGGCATCGTTGGAATTAAGGCTTGATAAACTCCATTTCTAATATCGCTAACATTATAGTTTTTTGCTATGTTGTGCATGAAGCCGGTTTGCCAGTGGCCTCGGAATACTTTTTCGAAGGTTTCTGCAAAGGTTTGGTTGGCGAGTCCGATGGTTTCCTCTTTTAAGTCTTTGAAGTTCAACTAATATGTCACCTTTTCGCTTGATTCGTCCGCTTTCTCAAGTGGCGGCTCAGTGTAGTACTCTTTTGGCGCTGACAGTTGGGGCGGTAATTCTGGAATTATTACATGTCTCCGCCTATTTGTTTGCGCCATGTTTTTTCCGTTGAGGTAGCAGTATATCATGTTTCCGGGGCGGGGTTCGAACTCTACGTTTTTGATGTTGCCTCGTAGAAAACTTAGCACATCTTCCACTTTGAGGCTTTTATCGTCCAGTACGTCGCGTGCCTGTGTGAGGCTAAGGCGGCCTGCTCCGTTGAACATGTCATCTTCTGCTATGCGTAGTAGGGTTCGCGCTTGGGTTTGGGGGGCGGTTTCTGATTCAGCTACATGTTTGTGGGGTACCGTTTTTATGGGTGTGCATGGCGCTGTGAGGTTGAAGGTTTTTAGTGTGTTTAGGCAGGGGGTATTTGTTGAAAAAGTGCGGGTTGTGTTTGGGGTTGGCTGTTCTGTTTCTGCGTTGAGGATGCTTTGCCACTTGTCCGCGTGGTATGCGGCTGTTAATGTTTCGGCGTCTTCAAGTGCATATTCTTTGTTTCGGTAGAAGTTGGCGGCTGATACTCCGATGATGTAGCCTGCGTACGTGTTGGATTCGGGGGTTAAGTGTTTGTCTGTGAGTGCTTTTGCGAGTATGTAGAGGCGGTCTGCGCGGCTAAACTTTTCTGACATTATTCTATTCCTCCATAAATCCATTTTTCGTTATAACAGTTTTTTACTAAAAATAGTTCAGTTTTAAGATGTGTGAGGCTTGGTACAGGTTGATTGTTGATTCCGATTAACAAAATGACTCTTTTTCGATCTATTCGTGATAGTTTATTCCAGAAGAGGTTAAACTGTTTTCTTGTTTGAAGTTTCCTTAATTTATATAAGGGGCGCTTTAAGAAATTTAACAGCATTTTAGGTTAGCACCTTTTGTTTGCCGTCGATGCTTTGTTTTATGCGGCGATGTGCTTCTCGGCGGGGTAAGTCACATTTCCAATCGTGGATGCTTATCATGTTGCTGTGTTGGTCGCGGGTTTCTTGGAGGTGGCGGCAGTATTGGCAGCATTGGTATTCGGGGTTGTTGCCCTCGATTGGTACATCTTTGTCGGGGCAAACATATTTTATAATGTTAAAGGGTTGAGAAACGTTTAAATTTTGATGTTGTATAGTATCTTGCAAGGTCTAGTCAACCTTTCTTTTTTATTGTTAATGCTTCAACTTAGCGCTTGTTTGCTTATTATAGGTTATTACCAAAAAAAGCGTACCTACCCAAATAATAGTATCTACTTAAATTTGAGTAGTAATAAATAATATATACCTAAAATTGAGTAACTAAACGGGGGCTGCTTCAATATCCGTTAATTCAGTTAACCAACCACACGCGAAACACTTATAGAACACACGAAAAACTTTCAACTCGCCCCCACAAGTAGGACACTTTTTAATTTGCCTCAAACTAACTCCCCCCTTCATTACACAGTCACTCATCGGTTAGGGTTCTCCTAAAAATTGCTCTATCCTCTGCATAACCTCAGCTAACGCTTTTCCAGTTAACGGAGGATTATAAGGCAACCTGAGAACAGACCAACCTTTCAATTCAAGTAATGCATCTATCTCCTGATCGTTCTCAATCGCCCTGTCCGTTCCATGAACTTGGATGCCGTCGAGGTAAACCGCTTTCTTTCGTTCCTGCCACATAAAATCGGGTATCGTCATACGGAGGATAACGGGTTTCTGTGTAACCATCCCATGTGTTAATCCCCTGATACTTAACTGCTCAAACACTTGCATTTCTGCGCGGCTTACAGTGCAGGGTTTAATAAAATGGTTCAATACTTTTACGCTCCATCTTGTACTGTTGGGCTTTCTTGCCCTGATATCGCGGGGGTAACCCAAGTTTTCGCCTATAACCTGCGGCTTTCTTCTGTGCTGTACATATGTTGAGGTTTGTTTGGCCTAAAACAGTGAATATGTTTCTAGCTGGCATACCCATTTGGTCTAAGATCATGAACTGTTTTTCTTGTAGTGGCGTTAAGGGCTTGTAGGTGGCTGCTTTCCGTTTCTTGTTTATTTTCTGCACAGTGATTTCTGGGTACTGTTGTAGTAGCTGGATTAATTCCTTTCCTGAAAGGGGGGTGGCTACTGTTAGGTTATACCTGTTATGTATCGTCATGGGTGAAGCGCCTTTTTTGTGCATGTTTCGCAGAATATGAAGAAATCCTCTGGCAAAGTTATGGGTTTGGGTAATGGTTTTCCACATGCTGGATTTTGGCAACAGACAGCCGTATGTTTACTCATGTTTTAGCCTCCACTTCTGCACGTACCGCTCCGTAAAGAAGTCATAGTACAATGCGTCGAACACAAGCAGCCCTTTACGTCGTAGCTGGCTACATCTGGATTCAGCAATATTCACCGCGAGCTTCGTAAGTACCGATATGTCTCTATGGCTGAACGCGAGGTCTGGCTCAGATTCGAAGACGGCGTAGCATTTGGCTAATTCACTGTTTAGCTTGCGCGGGTTTAGTTTGCGGTAGGATTCTCTGCTTGTTTGTGTTACTGTTGTCATGGTGTCGCCTTCGACGCGACTATCGGCGGCACATTCGGCGAGTGAGCCAGCCGTAAATTGCATAGGTGTCTATTCTGTGCGGGGCGGTCTCTATGTGTGTAGCCCTTGGGGCACTCTGTACTGTTAGCGTTGCAGTCATAGTATGCTGATGGGGTGCAGTAGCAGTCTTTAAAGTTGCAGTAATCAGACATTATATTTTGCCTCTGCTTAATTCTCTGGATTTGCCGCAGTAGTCTCCGCCGCTGTCGTTGCAGGTGACGCTTTGAGCATCGTAGAGGTCGCAGTGTTTTAGGTGTTTACACGCCATCTATGACGCCTCCAACTTTACCGTTACGTGGCTTCTTGGCACATCAGTCAGCACACCCGCACATTTAAGGTATGATAGTTTGCTGGATATCGCTAACGATTTATGGCGCTTTAGCATTCCCGCGCGGAGTCTCATCGCGAGGTTCTTTTGTTCATTTATCTGTTTTTGCAGTTGACTGATTTCGGCGCATACCCCCGCGTAGGCTATGAGCGCGGCGGTTTCTTCCGGTTTCCAATCCCTGTTTTGGTCGGCGTGTCTTTTTATGGTGGCGCACCTGTGGCAGTATCGTCCTTCCCGCGTCTTCTTTTCTGCTCCGCATCTTTGGCAGCGTGGGGGATTGAGCATTATCGTGCCCTCTCCTCTTCAAAACAGTTATAGCATAAGTCGTACTGTGGCTTTTTGTTGTGTCCGCATCGTGGGCATATTGTGGGGTCTGCTTTTGCTGCTTGCTCGCGTTTTGCTTGGTTTTCGTTTGCGAGTTGCATCGGTGACTTGTTTGTTGTGGTTGTCTGTGTTGGTTTCGCCATGGCGGGTGTGGGGGTTGTTGCGGCGTTGGCTTTCGCGTGTCTGTTTTCGTAGTGTTGGTGGATGAGCATTTCGAGGTCGGCGGCTACTTCAAGCGGTTTATCAGATTCGGTTAGTTCTGCTTCAAACCCAACCTTCAACGATTCGTACTGGCCTAAGTTGAAAGTTCTTTCTATGTGGACCTGTGTTACTTTCATGTGTTACCACCCGTTTGGCATGTCTGCTTTCAGCATCTCGGAGAGCACGCCATACTCTATAATGCCTATGGGGGTGTTGTCTGTGAGTATTAATTCGAAAAGGCTACGCGGCATTACTGTTTTGCCTCCCACTTGATGCACCAGCTTAGTTTATGGGTGCGCTGCATGTACTCGGTGGAGGCGCGGTTTGTGCATGTGGCTGATTCAGAGTAGCTTTTGCAGTTGTCGCAGCATTCATGATCTAAATCCCGCGCCAATTTTAAGCCTCCAGCGTTTTTGCTTTTGCGTCTGCGATGCCTGCTTGGATGATGCTGCCTAAGTCGTTGGGTTCCGCCGTTTTTGGCGCGATCCCTGCCTCTTTAGATTTGAGTTTGACGAGAAAACAATTCTTCTGCCACGTTTGGAACAGTACATAGCCTTCTTGTAAGTACTTGTTAGCGTCACAGGGGGGGCAGTCGATTAGGCTGGAGACGTCTGCTAGGTTGATGGTTCCCTGCTTCTCTTCCACAACTTCAGTGTACCGTTTGGATCCGCATAGGGGGCAAATGTAGGTTTCAAGGCTATCGCCCGCTTTTATGGTGGTGTCTTCGGTTATTGGGATATCTTTTGGTTCTGCGAATCTGATTTGTTTGGCGAGGTGTAAGAAAACTTCTTTACAAGTGGCGCATTGGTATTGGGGCATTATGCTTTCGCCTCTCTCAGGTCTTTTTCTATTAATGTTCGGATGTAGTCTTGTACTGATTCGAGGGGTTTTAGGCGTTTAACTATCGCTATGTAGGTGGATAGTGGGAGTGTTACGCCGACTAGTTTGGTTTCTTCGCTCATATTTTTCACCGTTTAATTACTTGTTTAATAACATACTCGACTATTTAAGGCTTTAACAGTTTAAAAGCTTAAATATTGGGTGTGGTATATTGAAAGACAACAGAGGACGAATCTGATATGGTAATCAACTTAACCCCCCAACAAACATTACCACCATGCGCCCAAAACAATTACGACTGCAAAAACTGCAACAAACCACAAATTCCTAAATGGCCCAAAGGCCCAACAGCGCCATGCACAGGAGAAATCCACTTCTGCAAATTCGCAACCCCCCACTATTACCCCAACTTAACCGCATGCAAACAAGTTAACCTACAAAACTATCCGTGCACACACGGAGGCAGTAACTGCGCAGGTTTTCAAGTTATGTGGAACCGCCTAAAATACGGTGACCTACCTAAAAAAGGTGTAAAACACCCATGAAGCAGCAACCTAAAAAAACCTTCTACATCAGCCTATCCGTAATCACCTTAAACGATGACGGCGCAAAAACAACCTCAGACGGCAAACTCCACAAAGTAGACTGCTTACTTTCCCTTGAAAGCCTTAAGCAATCTAACTCATACGCTGAAACCCTTTTTGACATGCAAATAAAACGGTTAAGCCGCGAAATATTCAAAGCCGTTAAAACAGCTAACCCAGAGTTGACCCAGCCATGACTGATTCTATCGCTGAAATACTCTGCCCATGCCTACAAAAAAGGGTCCGCGTCACACTCTCCAACTCTGCGGCGGCGGGCGCTGGTAAAGTAGCGGGGGTTCCCTCAGCGTGTAGTATGGTTGAGGTGGGGTGCCAGAAGCGGTTTAAGTCTGCGCGTTGTCTTCTGAAAGCAAGCAATATTACAGCAACGAGGTAAAAGCTATGAGTTGTAACCCATATAAAATCAAGCAAGGTCAACTATACAAGAAACTACTCGAACAGGAAATAAAATTTGCAGAAGACGAAGGATACAAACCTAGGCAATATCTTAAACTATTTACAGACGGCTTCAACGACACCACAGGTAAAATAATAGATGAAGCTAAGACAGAGTTATTAGCCGCTGCAAAAGAAACAGCATCAAATGACGACGCAGCCACAGCAGACAGCGCGATACATCAAGCTCTAAAAAAATGGTTCGGAGCTCCCTAACATGGTAATAAGTGAAGTATTAACTAAACTGAAAGAACTCGATGAAAAGAAAACAATCTACAACATCCACCGATGCAACGCAGGCTGGGGCATCATCTTCTATCATCCAGATAAAGACAGCGGCGACTTTAAGCAGGCTTTAAGTGTCGATAGATATTATTCTTCTTTTGAGGCGATGGTGGAGGGCGAATGGCAAAAACAGCAAATATGTGAAATGGGGAGCAAAACTAAATCTGAACAGGAAAATAGTGTCCTTGATGAGCACGAGAGGATTATTCGGAAGCTGAAAAACGCTCAATATCTTGGGCTGTAGAATGTAATTATCCCCATTTTCCACGTTGTTTTATGTATATTTTTCTACAAGCCACCCGTTGTTATCGCAAAACTTTTAAGCAACTTACCGCTAAAATAGTAACGCATATTATCCCTTTGTTACTCTCCTGCGAAAGCGGGGTGCTTTTAGAGTTAACCCCCACCAACCTGAGGCATAACCCATGAGTAGAGCACAATCTAAACAACAAAAAGACAAAATACGCTATGCAGAGTATAAACGCCGAAAAGAAATCCAGTTAGAAAAAAGCCTCAACATCCAAACCCAAATAGTCAACGACTACATAGCAACACATAACCAAATAGCACACAAAACCAGCCGCTACCCATTAACTGAAAAAGTCTTCACAGGAACCCCCGAAGCATTAACCGCCATACTAACAAGCGACTTATCCACCGTTGGCGAGTTACAGATTACCCCAGGGGATTACCCAGAGGGATTGGTACTGTAAAGTGGGCTTGTCCATGTCGTGCCATAACAGGGCGCATCCCTAACTTCTCACGGTCGGCGATGCAAAACTATGGGGCGACTTAGCGAAGAAGCCCAACCGTAAATGTTTACTTAATCAAATTTAAACCTATGTTGTAACGGGCGTGATGTAACATTGAAGCGGAACACTCAACAGCAAACACTCGACGCATTAAAAGTTGTCCTTCTTTCACCTCGTGGCTTATTAGCGTCGCATATTATGCAGAAGGCAAACATCCCTAACAGTACCGCCGCCGACCTTATCGGGAAGCTGACGGTTAAAGGGTACTTGAATAAGCAGCTTGGAGGTCGCCGCTATGTCTATACTGTTACACAGAAAGCAGTTGCATTACTGCACAGTTACCGATTGTTTGAAGAGCTTTATCGTGAGTTAATTTAAATTGAGGAATCACGTTTATGTTACCTGTCCAGTGTTGTGTTCAAGAAGAGGAATGTTCGGACGCTTACCGTAATCCCAAATGCCCCTATGTCACAGTAATTAACTTGAATAGTAACTGCCTTAAAAATGTGGATAGAACTCTCATAGCGCTTATGGGGGTCGATGGCACAGGATTAAACAGTGGAGTAATCCACGAAATCTTAACCAAACTTAACGGTTTAAACACGTCGGGGAAGGTGGCGGCGTCGTGGCTAAGTTTCCTTAAACCCATAGCGGTATCCGTTGCGATAACGGCTGTAACAACTTATCTAATCGCACGTTTCGGATAAAACTACAACAAAAACATGTTTTAATTACTAAAATTACAACCCGTACACAAACACACGGGTTCCCATACAATTAAACAAGGGAAAAATGGAAAAAATGCAGGAAATAACCTTAGCAGAAGCACTGTTCCCACCCCAGACTCCCCAAAACTCCCCTGCTACACCAACACAATTAAGCATGGAAGCCCGACGCCAACAAGTCATCACTCTACTACTCCAACAAGAAGAAGTAGGCAAAATAGCCCGAAAACTCGGCGTAGACCGAAAAACAATCTACACAGATTTTGAGGCATGGGCTAAAACAGAGCAAGCTACCCATCTACAGATTGAATGGCTACAGCAATACGAATCCATGAAGCAGGAAAACCCCGAGGAAGCCTTCCAAGCCTTAACTAAACTAATGATGAAGCTGCTTGAGAAACAGGCTAAACTCGAAGTTAACGTAACCCAGAACAGTTACACACAAATCGACATCACCAAACAGATTGACGAGTTAATAGAAGTAAGTGAGTTACCATGCAACGGGTCATCCAGCCCAGACGAATCTTAGGGTACACCGCCACTTTTGGGCAACAGCAAATCGTCGGCGCAGTTTGTAACCAAAAAGTTAAACGCTTAATACTCTCATGCATGACTCGCTACGGCAAGACTCGTTTCGTCGCAATCGGCCTCTTACTACTAATCGAAAACACACCCATTGGCTTCAACCTGAGACCTAAACGTATACTCATAATCGCGCCAACCACGGATCAAACAAAGATTTTGAGAGGCTACATTTCGGAGCATATTTCAAACAGCAAAATCCTTTCCGCACTCATAGATAAGCCTGATAAAGCCAGCCCCGAACGCTTAAAAGCTGAAATGAGCAAACAGCGGCTTACCTTCAAAAACGGTTGGGAACTAATCACACTCACAGCGTATGCTGGAGAAAACGAGAATGATCCCGCGCCTAACTTGATGGGTTGGGGCGGCGATATTATTGTTGTGGATGACGCTTGCTTAATTAGGCAAACAGTTTACACCACACGCATAAGTCGTATGCTTGGCGATGACGCGGAGAACAGCAAACTAATCCTAATAGTTAACCCCTTCAACAAACTAAACTTTGCTTGGGATAGCTGGCGTAACCCGCTTTTCAAAAAGATACATATTGGGTGGCGGCAAGCACTTGCAGAAAGACGTACAACACAAGCGTACTTAGATGAGCAGAAATCTATACTCTCAGATTACGAGTGGACCGTGCTTTATGAAAGTGACTTCGCAGACGAATCCGAAGACACACTAATCCGCTATGACTGGATTCAGCGGGCTACCACAAAACAGGTACAGTTTATAGACAAGGCTCAAACGGTTTGGGGCCTCGATGTAGGCGAACAGGGCGCAGACAAAACCATCCTTACACGTGCATTAACAGATGGTTTATCATACGATGTGAAAGAGCAAATCTGGGTAAACGAGCACGAAACAATACCAACCGCAAACCACGTATCAACCATCGTGTCAAAGCATGAAGCGTTGAATGTTGATAGCATCGGCGTAGGCGCAGGAGTCTACAGCCAACTAAGCACGTTAGGCCACAACGTGGAAAGCATCCGGGTAAGCGAGAAAGCGTCTGAAGATCCAGAACGGTACTTGAATAAGAAGAGTCAGCGCTGGTGGCGTATCCGCACACTTTTCGAGCAAGACCAAATACACATCCCAAACGACCCAACTTTGATTAGTCAACTTAGCCAGATGCGCTACAAATTCAGTAACGGCCGTATCCAGATTATTGATCCGCAAGGCAAAAGCCCCGACTACGCAGACAGTTTGATGTTGACAATACGGGATAACTCGATTGCTTTGGGTGGGGCTTCGATTAGTAAGGTTTTAGGAGAATAACCCTTTGACAGATACCCCCTGCTACTATAGCATCCACGAACTTAAAATCAAGTCGTGCCGCGATTGCTATGCAAAGTTGGCGTGTGCGAAAGCTGAAGAGTTAATGGAGAACTAAAACTTATGGCATCACTACTCGAAAGACTCGGATTACGCGAAGCCACAAAAGCGCTTACGGGCGACGCGATTGCTTCCCTATTCAATGGGGGTATCGTGAAGCAGCCCAGAGAACTAAGCACATATCGTAACTATTACGAAAACGATTCGACAGTGGGAACTTCGATAGATGCACTCTCTAACATGACATGCGGCAACGGAATCTATCCCACAATAAAAGATGCAGAAGATAAAAAACAGTATGGCTCCATGACTCCACAGGAAGCACTCGGCGAAGTCAACACCTTAAACGAACGTGTACGCCTCGACGAAGCCCTCTTAAACGTTAACAAGTGTATGCGTATCTACGGGTATTCACCTGTTGAGCGTGTAACACGCAGGGGTCCACCGGGCGGTATCTTAGAGTTAATGGTGTTGGAGCCTGAGAGCTGCGAGTATCAACGTACTAAAAACGTGTTGTCTGGATTTACGCAGAAGACGGAAGCGGGCAAGAGTGTGCCATTCGCAGCCGACGAGCTCTTATGGTTCACAAATAAACAAGTTGGCAACGCTAAAGGCGCACTCTACGGGCAGAGCGACGTAAGACGCGTTTTACGATTGCTTGAGATTCGCGACGCAACAATCGATAACATTAACGGTATCCTAAAGAACCAAGCGCGGCCTCCAGTCATCTGGAAAACCAAATCTAAACCCGATGTTGACACCCTGAAAACTTTGCTTAAGGAAGCGAAGCAGGCGGGCGAAGACATCGTACTCTACCCACTTGATGCGGTGCAGAATGAAGTCGTAAAAATCGACACAAAAATACCGTACTGGGAATACGTCGCGTACATCGACGGACTCATATTTCAAGGCTTACATAGCCCGATGCTTGATTACCTCCGAAACGCCACCCAAGCCTCTGCCGATACCATGCTAAAAGTTATCCAGTTAGACATAGAAGGCAGCCAACGCTACCTGAAGCGTATGGTGGAGCATGAAATTTGGGGTTGGCACCTCCACAAAAAAGGGTACACGGGCGAAATCCCAAGCTGCAATTTTGGCGCACCCAAAACAGGACTTGAAGATTTGAAGCTAGACACATTCTTAAGTAAGGGCCTTGAAATCGGTTACTTGTCACCCGAAAGATTCGACGCGATTGTGAAGATGAAGGGGCTTAGTTTACCCGAACGCACAGAGCCAGAAGCAACAGAACAGCCGCAAAACCAACATAGCAACATAACAGTGAAAATGGGCGGTGCAAATAATGAGCCACCACCAGCAGCTTAGGGTTAGGGAAACGCAGCAGTTCTTCAAGTATGTAGCTGTCACCGATAATCGCACCTGCAAACACTGCCTCCGTTATGATATGTCTCTTATGACGCGACGGGAAATTGAAGGCACATTTAAGCACCTCTACAAGTACAACATGAGTTTTTGGCTTCCAAGGACACATATGGACTTGTTCAATCGTGATAACTGCAGGTGTGCACTTATACTCGATGAGGTTAGCCCCGAATCAGTAATACATGATATGCTTCATACACCGCTTGAGGGGTTAACGCCTTTCCAGCTAAGAATGCATGCACTCGCGTTAAGCAGTATTGTTGAAGTAAGGAAGCTTTTGGTTAAACAGGAGAATTTTAAAAATGCCCGAGTTCACAGGATTAGCAGCTTGCCAATATTGCGGTGACGCTTTGCCTATTCGTAAGGGCGAATCAGATAGCTTTTACTGCCCCTCGTGTGGGAAAAGTTTCCGTTCAAAAGGCGATACAATCCTTTATCATTAGTTGCGTGGCTGGAGTCTAAGAGGCACCAAACCCACCGTACCCACCCTTTCATGTACACCATGCGTTCTTATGACTCCACCACAAAACACCCAATTCAAATAACAAAATAAAAAGTAAGTCTGCGAGCAAATCATATAGATGGCGCTGATTAAACTTGCTGCATCCAACCAAGTATATTTAGGCTGGTAACATACAAGCGCTTCAACGGGCTATACACAAATGCTCGCAGTCCACATAGTCTCGCCGTGCTGTGGTGCACCCGCGAAACTTAGCATTTTACTATTAATTAAAGTTATTTATAAAGTTTAGGAGAAAACAAATTTATGCCGATTCATCCCAGCTTCCAAAAAATTCTGTCTCAATTCACCGCTAGGTATGGCGACGCAGAAGGCAAAAAGAAATACAGCATGTGGCTCAATAAGCTCAACCTAGACGACACAAAAGCTTACAGCAATAACCAGCTAAAAAAGAAAGAATGCTTAAGCGATAAATGCACTCATAGCTGTGCGAAGTGTCTTAAGGAAAGTTTCCAATGGGCAAAACCATTAATCAAACTTTTCAAGCAGGACAAAGAAGCCAAATATTACCAAGTCGAAGCCCACTTCGCAGTTTCATCCATGAACAACAACTTGTACACGTTGCCCGAAATGATGGATGCCATACACCTACTGCCGAATCAGCATGTGGACCTAAACCATAACCTTGAATGGATAATGCAACCGCTTGAAATCTCGGCGGCAATGATTGAAGATGAATGCGCGGAATGCATCATACGAGTGCCCAACGGTTCAGTCGATGCGAAGGGTAGGAATTGTCAAACATGCTTCGAAGACGGCACCTATCATTCTGTTAGCATTGAGGCGGACAGCGACGGCGTAATAGCAACGTCAGAGGGTAATCAAATTGTCGGCTTAAAATACACTGGCCTTGCAGTCCTCGACGAAGAGGCGTTGCCGGGTATCCCCTTAACTACGATTCAGCCATTAGAGAAATTGGTGGCTGAAGCATTCTCACTTGTGGAACAATTACAGAAACAAACAGAATCAGAGGTGAAAACAAACATGATTGAAGCAAACAAACTAAAAGAAATGAGCATCGACGATATAAAAACCCAAATCGCAAACCTATCCAAACAAAATGCTGAGATAGATACTAAACTCTATCCCCCTTACAAACAGGAACCTGCACCCGCACAAATATCTGATGAAGAACGCACCAAACTCCGCGCCCAACAAACCGCCATCAGCGCAGAACTTGACGCTTACCGCCAAGCCTTAACAGCGAAAACACTTGCAGCCGCACAATCAGAAGCAGCCGCATCTTACTGTCCATTATGTGGCGAGAAACTCGTCGGCGGCAAATGCCCCAACAAGGAATGCGCCGCGTATGGAAAATCTGTGCAGATGGACGAAGAAAAACTACAGCTCACACGACGCATTGCGGATTTAACCGAGGAGTTATCCACTAAAACTATCGAGTACACCCACTTACAAACTGATCTTTCAAAAACTCAAAGCCAAGTAACTGACTTAAGCGAAAAACTTGCGAAAGCCACCAGAGAAAACGTCAAAGTCACAATAGTCGAATCACATAACCAAAATCTCAGGGAAAAACTCACAAACGCCGTATCTGAAGCCAACGAGCAACGCGGTAAAGTTGAAGCAAAAGCAAACGAAATCACCAAGCTAGAAGAGCGCCTTAACAAAGAACACGCAGCCCTGCAACGAGCCGAGGAATCACTTGGCAAACGTGAAGCTGAACTTGACGAGAAACGCCGTGAACTTAACGAAGAATCCACCCGACGCGCATCTGCTGAACAGAAAGCACTCAACGAAACCAAAGAATGCAGCCGCATCAAACTAGAAAACGCAGGCTTACTAGAAGAGAAAGCGCGGGACACCCGCAGCATAAGCGACTTATCCACACGCTTAAGCGAAGCAGCTATACAGCACCTAAAAACAGAGAAAGAACTTGCGGAAGCTAAAGACGCCGTGGGTAAACGTGACGAAGCCATCAAACAGATGCAGGCGGGCAACGAGAAAGCTATTGTTGAGCAGAAGCGCCTCTATAAGATTCTGAAAGAAAACAACATTTATGAACTGGATAAAGACGGGAACCTGATAGTTCCAGCATAGTTACCCGTTTAACTGTTAATTTGGACCCTTAATTTTTCCTTGTAACCTTCGTGTTATTTGAGCATGCACCACGCGATGATGTGAGTCCCAAGGTTTTCTGGGTTAAGCCCAATGTGGCAAAGAAAACAAAAAATAGACAGGAGAAAAAATTTATGGCAGAAACACAAACAATCAATGTCAAGCAACTTAGCGACGACATGAAAGCAATTAAAGAAATGTTGATCGCGAAACAACCAGCCGAAGCAGGCCCAAAAGGACACACCGAAGAATCCATAGGTGCAACCGACGCCCAAGTTAAAGCCCGTAAAGCCTTCAAAGAGTTCCTACAAGACGGCAAAAACGGCGGCTTCAAAGTATCAGAAGCCATCGGCGCACAAACATCCACCGCAGCCATCCCCACCGTTTGGAGCGCAAAACCCGAAATACTATCACCAGCCAACGCCGCAGGCTTCTTCCTAACCGACATCGTCACATGGAAAGAAGACATCAAAGGCAACCCCGGCGCAACCGTAAACGTTCAAACCATCGGAGCCGTCGCAGACGTCGCTATCTCTTCAGGCAGCGAACCAACCATCACAGCATCCACCATCACAACTGTACCCGTCACATTGACGCAGCGCGGTCACGGCTTCTACATCTCGAAAGCAGACCTTGAAGACATACAGGATGGTACACTCGACGCTTTGGTTGAGCAGTCTAAGATGAGTGTTATGCGTGGCATCGACGCCTATTTCCTTGCCCAAATCCAGACAAGCGCAAACAACGTTATGGGCGGTACCTTCGCGGAAGCAGGCGCAATGGCGGCCACTGTACTGACTAAGCTGTGGGGCAGCCTCATGGTAGGCAGCTATCCAGCAGGTAACGCAGCCGTCGTAATGCACCCCGTACCCTACGCAAGCCTACTACGTGACGCACAATTCGTGAATGCCGCAACATTCGGAGACAGAAAAGTTGTTGAAACAGGCACTATCCCAAGATACCTCGGCATGGACATCGTACCACTCCTACAGGGTACATTGAATTATGGCGGCACCGCTGGCACATACAAGACTTACGCAATCGCTAAAGGCGCACTCGTCGGAGCTATCAAACGCGAAATCGAAGTAGAGAAAGAGTACTACGTTAAAGACCAACGCAACTATGTCGTTGTTAGCACACGTTTCGGCGGTACCCCAGTGCATACTTATGGCATCGCTGAGTGTACAACCATCGATTAGCTTCGGCTAATCTTTCTTTTTTCCTTTTTATGGAAACATAAATTTTAATTTTGGATGGCTAAACGTATGGAACAGGTAAACAATTCACAATCACAAAAACTTAAGGTGCTCTGGTGGAGCAACGGCTTACACGTCGGCACCGGGTACGGCGTGCAAACCTGCAACACTGTATTCAGACTTAAGAAACAAGGCTACGATGTGCGTGTCGCCTCGAATTATGGCTTGCAAGGTGTCGCTTTGGATTTTAACGGTGTGAAACAGTACGGCACCAGCGGATTAACCGAGTTCGGCGAAGATGACCTGAAATGTGTCGTTGACAACTGGCACCCCCACGTGTTAATCAGCCTATACGATGTTTGGTTGGGTGCTTACAGTCGCGTGTTGGGTCCTGATTGGCTTAGTCATTTGAACACCCGATGGATCGCTTATTTACCTGTAGATTCAGACCCAGTTGCGCAGCCCGTAGCAGACCAAGCAAGTAAAGCTTACCGCGCAGTTGCTATGTCACAGTTTGGGCAGAAGCAACTTGTTAAGGCAGGCGTGAAAGCAGAATACATCCCTCATGGCGTTTGTACAGATATCTTTAAGCCCGCTGCGAAACCGCAAGCGAATAAGGTATGGCTCGAAAAACACAGTAGTACCATTAACCCCGCGAACAGGGCAGTTATAAACCCAACGGATTTCGTGGTAGGCGTTAACAAGGCAAATAAGGACAGGGAAAGAGCAGACTACGCGAAGATGCTTGAAGCTTTCAAGATCTTCTTAGATAACACACCCGAAGCCCGCAGAGACGCGAAGATGTATCTGCACACTTGGGCTGATTTCCCCGGCGCAACCCCCATACGCGCATTATGCAAGGAGTTGGGGATTGAGCAGAACGTTAAAGTTACCCACGAGTACTATATGCGCTGTGGCTTGACGCCCCACGATTTAGCATTGATGTATGGCGGCTTCGATGTTTTGATGAATTTGGCGCGGGGTGAAGGATTCGGTGTACCCATCATTGAGGCAGCCGCTTGTGGCGTGCCTTCAGTCGCGACGGATTACACGGCTATGACTGAACTCGTACAGGGCCACGGCTGGCTTGTGCCCCCATTCGCTTCAGATTATCATGGCGGCGTAAAACTCCGCAACGGCTTAAACAGCCTGTGGGCGCTTCCAGACGAGTATAAAGCCGCTGATGCATTAACAGAAGCCTATTTACACCCAAAAGACAGGGCAAGACTCGGCAAACTTAGCTGCATATTCGCTCAAGACTACGACTTTGACAGATCAATTATTCCCCGTTGGCGTGACTTACTCGGCGAAGTTGAAAGCGAACTCGGAATGTTCGGGTCAGCGCAACAGAAAGACACTGCATTCGATAAGTTGTTTGCGGCGGCGTCCCAATAGTTTTTTATAATTCTTATCCTCAAAATAGCAAGCGATAACTAACTATAACTTTGGAATTGAAAGCATGAAAAAATCTAAACCTAAAGTTTTCGCAGGTTCAAAACCAAGCGATTTTTATAACGCCGATTACTACCTTAACGGAGTAAACGGCAACTATGGACGCCGAGACGAATCGGGCAAACAGGTTTTCGCCCCGTATGATGAAGCAAACTATCTTCCGCGAAATCGGCAGTTAGCCCAATTCATAGCATCGACCTATAAGCCTAAGACGGCTCTTGTTTTGGGATGCGCCCGCGCCTACCTTGTGCAGGCGTTAAGGGAACTGGGAGTTGACGCGAAAGGCATAGACATATCTCAGTGGGCAATCGATAACGCCCCCCAGAAAATCAAAGAGCATCTATACATCGGTGACATCTGCGACCTCTCAAGATTCAAGACAGCACAGTTTGATGTAGTGACCGCGTTTGACGTGTTCGAGCATATCACTGTACCGGACCTCTACACCGCAATCGGTGAAGCGTCACGGGTTTGCAAGGACACCATGATAATCGATGTCCCATTAAACCCCGACGACCTGCACCCTGATCAAAGCAGCGGCACAGACAAAAGCCACGTATCAGTTTACAGCGAAAAGTTTTGGATAGAACAATTCGCGTGTACTACACCTATTCAGCATAGTTCATGGGGTAAACTTGAGGGTAAAGAGGTTTATACATATCCGTCTGGTGATGGCGGCGGTACATTCATATTCCGAAAAACCGAACCCTTACCCACATCAACCCCAAACAAAGCACCTGTAAGTATCTTGATGCTTAACTGGAATGGCCTAAAGTTTTCCCCTAAAAGCATAGACACCCTCTATAGAAATACCGATTACCCATTCCGTTTAACCGTCGTAGACAACCAGAGTACAGACGGCAGCCAAGATTGGTTAAACTTTGCCTCTCAATCTTATCCGAACATGGAAGTCGTGTATAGCAAGACACTAAACACGGGGTACGCAGACGGCTGTAACATCGGCTTACGACACATCAAGGAATCAGAGAAATACAAAGAATCAATCGCGCCCTATATCTTGCTGCTCAATAATGATACGCTTTTCACACAGAAATCTTGGCTTTCTGAAATGGTCAAAGTCTTAGAAAGCAACCCAGACATAGGCATAGTTACGCCCAAGTTACTTTATCCTGACGGCAGAATCCAGTATGGCGGCGCATCGTTTACACAGGATATGCAGCCTTACCATATTGGACGCTTTAAGAATAAAGACAGTTTCAACAGTGAAAGAGAAATTCCTTGGGGCACGTTTGCATGTGCCTTAATACGCCGAGAAATACTATTTACTTATGACTTTTCAGACATTAACTTTGCCAAAACACAGCCACAAGTTACAGGCTTAGACGATGCGTATAAACTCGGCACCTTCGAAGACGTTGACTTATGCTGCAAAGCACGATTAGCTGGCTACAAAATCATGTATGCTCCGCAAGCACGTGTTTATCACTATGAAGGCGCAACCGTGTTTACCGTAAACAAATCTCACTATCAACAACAACAGCAAGCTAACGCAGCCCTGTTTTATAGTCGCTGGCGGGAGTGGCTCAGGTTCAACCGCAACGCACACCCAGAGGTGTACAGTTAATGAGTAATTTAGAAGATTTGCTAACAAAGATTCTTAATGACCTTGAATTGAACATACCTGAGAAAGAAGTAATTGCTGCACGAGTTACAAAAGCCATAATAGAAATATCTGCCAAAAACCCTTTTTTCTTCAGAAATTATCAAACAAAATTCACACTTGCGGGATTAATTTATCTCGCAAGTTTAGCAGTTGCTACCCAAACTGGTGATTTCTCCAAAAAAATAACCCAATTAACTATTGCCGATAAGTTAAACATAGCCAACATAACAGTAGGTAATAATTACAAAAGAATTTATCATCGCTTTCCGGAATGTTTCCCAGAAATCTACACGGAGGAATCACCATAAAAATATCCTTCATAGGGTTTGGTAGTGATCGATGCGGTGGCGTGAGAGTTCTTTTTGAGGTTATGAACGGTTTAGCCGTTAAAGGTCACGACGTATCATATTTGGCGCTGGCAAATCAGAATTGGTTTAACCTTAAAGTGCCCGTTACAGTCTGCAAGAATCCGCAAGACCTACAGAATGCAATCCCCGAATCCGATATAGTTGTTGCCACATGGTGCGCTACTGCTCCAATCGTAGACAGCATTAAAGGCGTGAAGGGTGTACCCGCATACTACTGCCAACATCACGAACCAATCTTCTTTTTCACCCCCGAAGAACAAAAATTTGTCGAATCCACCTATCGCTTAAACACGAACTATATAGTTAACTCGCCGTGGCTTCAGCAAATCCTAAAAGAAAAATATGGGCAAGAATCCACGTTGATTGTGCCCGGTGTGGACTCGCATGTTTTCACTAAAAACCCTACCCTAAACAGTAAAGAAATGCCAAAGTCCGAAACCGATGCGCCGCTGAAGATTTTAGCGTTTGCGTCGATGACGCCCTTTAAAGGCTTCTATGATACGGTGCTTCCCGCTTTCAACTTTGTACACCGCGCACTTGGTAAGAAAGTGGAGTTTCACATCTACGGCAACCTCGACCCCTCCATAAAGTACCCTGTTCCAATTTTTAGCCACAACAACTTAACCGATCCGCAACTTGCAGAGCTGTATCGGAGTTGTGACTTGTTTGTTTCGGGAAGTTGGGCTGAATCCTCACCGTTACCCCACTTAGAAAGCATGGCTTCGGGTCTTCCAGTTGTATGTACAGAGTACGGAACCGAGCACTATGGTGAAGCATTAGTACGAGTTAAACCCAGAGCGCCCCGCTTACTAGGCGAAACAATCCTGCAAGTGTTAGAAAACGTAGAACTCCGCACAAAAATGAGTGTGTTAGGCGCTGAGTCTGTTAAGCAATTCACCTGGCAAAACACCGTAACCCAAGCAGAACAATATTTCAAGAATTTAATCGGAGAATAAAAATGAAGTCTCTGGTAATATTCACCTCAATACGTGATACCCCCAACTTTGGCAGATACGCCGACAACTTTAGCCAACATGGACACGACCCCGACGTACTCGTAATAGACGAATCAGCCGACCACAGACGAAGCGTAACACAGCAACTCAGCGGCTTCACCGTTGACTTCTACGGCATGAACGAACGCAACGCATGGTTCAACAGCCACAACTTAACCGATTATAAATCAGTACTCCCCGCCCAAGCGCATAATGAAAACAGCTTCGGCCTCCTAATCGCCCAAGAACGCGCAAAGTATGATATGATCGTATTCTTAGACGATGACACATACCCAATTAATAACACCGATTTCCTTGGCGATCACTGGAAGCAGCTAAACACCAAAACTCTTGTCCGTGAAGCGGTGAATGGCAGCTACCTAAACACCCACCCGAATTATCAAGTGCGCGGTTTACCGTACTGTCAACGCAGACGAAAAAGCAACTGGCTCCAACCTAACGGTTTTAAAGAAACTGTGTTGAATATGGGTTGTTGGAATGGGGTACCCGACTTAAACGCCATCGACTACCTCGCGTTAGACCCGGACCCGCAGTATATTACGGTCCACAACTTCACGGCGGCGAAGCATAATTATGTGCCAATTTGCAGCATGAACGTAGCCTTCAAACCCCAAATCATACCAGCTTACTATCAATTATGGCATAAAGACCGCTACGACGACATCTTTAGCGGCTTATACCTAAAAGTTATTGCAGATCACTTGAATGCTGGCTTATCCGTTGGCTCTCCCCTATGTTACCACGATAAAGAGCCACGGGATTTATTCAGAGACGCAGAAACCGAGCACCCAAGCATGAAACTAAACGAAGACCTCTATAAAACACTACACAAAATCAGTTTAACAGAAAACACTTGGTTAGGCTGCTACCGTGAACTCGCACAGCAACTTAAGCAGAAAGCGAAGCAGTTAGCGCCGCATTATATTACGCAGCAAACCGACAAAATGCTCCAATGGTGCAGCCTAATAGAAAAGGTGACAGCATGAATATACTCGCGCTTGTAGCGGGCGTCATCATTGGCTGGACAATCTTTTACTCCGCAATATACCTATACATGAAATGGCGGTACTCATGAAAGCCCTTTTTATCAATCCCCCCACAGAAGCATGTTTCAATTCATGGTACCCGCCGCTTGGAATCGCCTACTTATCTAGCTACTTGAAGAAACAGACAGAATGGAAAACCGCGTGCTGTGACGTGTCAATCGGTGAATCACCCCTTGCGAAAGTGAAATCTGAGAAACCCGACCTTATCGCGTTTACTTGTACCACCATCGGATACAACAACACCGTAAAGATAGCCGCGAAACTACGGCAAGCAGGCATAACCGTGCCTTTCATCTTGGGCGGTCAACACATCAGCGCGTTACCCCACACATTACCATTGTATTTTGATGCTTGCGTGGTCGGCGAAGGAGAAAACGCTTTAGTCACAATCTGCCGAGAGTTCGAAGCATCGGGCAAATTGTCACAGCGAATCTATAAAGCGCCCAGAGTCGAGAACCTTGACGAGTTGCCTTTTCCGGACCGTAAAATGTATAACCTAAAACATTACTTGCAGCCGCAGGGCCACTGCATGGATATGGCAGGCATCGGCACTAGCATAATGACTTCGCGGGGTTGCCGTTACCGCTGCATATTCTGCTCATCCAGCCGCTTCTTTGACGCCCCAATCCGAGGCAACAGCGCTAAGTACGTCGCTGACGAAATGCAGCTTCTGCAAGAAAAGTACAGGTGTGAATACCTGAATGTGTTTGATGACTTATTCCAGTATGATGTTAGGCGACTGGAGCAGTTAGCCCGTGAAGTTAAAGAACGCGGCTTAGACATGAAACTGATTATTCAAGCGCATGCGCCCACATTCACCGAACATACCGCCCAGCTCCTAAAAGAAGTCGGTGTAGTGTACTGTGGGTTTGGCTTCGAAGCATCCAGTCCTAACATGCTAAAGTTTCTCAAGAATGGTGTTGCAACCGTAGAAGATAATCGCCGAGCAGTCGCGTTAGCGCATCGACTCGATATGAAAGCAGGCAGCGGATTTTTAATCAACGTGCCGGGGCAGACGCAGACGGATCTTGACGCAAACGATAAATTTGTACTTGAAACAGGTTTAGATGCTTACCGTAACTATATTCTTTGTCCTTATCCGGGTGCTCCCTTTTGGGATATTGCCCTTAAAAAAGGGTTAGTGTCTGAAACGATGAATTTTAGCTCCATCTACCAGATGCCGAATGGTCACAACGTTAAGTTAAACTGAGGTGATAAAACATGAAGTATTACGATAGCATGGGACAAGATGTATCGGCTTACGTGGCTGGTTTAGAGGCAAAAGTTAAGCAAATAGAAAAACCTGTAGCCGCAGAAGTTGTAAAAGATGAGCCGGCACCCAAAACTACCCGAAAAAAGTAGCATCCCAACAAACAAGCTGCATTAAACGCCCCATTTTTTTAGGCAAACAAGCAGCCAAGTTTTCACAGTTATCTTAATCATCAACCAAAAAAGGAGTAAACAAAATATGTCCAACATCAGCAAAATTAAATCTAACTTCAAATACCTCGTTGTTTCAGCACTCGTATTATCTGTGCTAATTACCAGCGTATCCTACGCTGTTCAAGTCGGAGTTTTAACTCCAAGCCAAGCCTCCGAGTACATCAGCGATTACCAAGCCAAATTCGATGAGCAGCAAGCCCTAATAGATGAGCAGGGCAGAAACATCACTGCGTTACAGAATCAACTTGACCAGCCCGTAGGATCAACACTTTCAGCGTCTCGTAAAACTGCGTCTTTTGTGGTGTCTTTTGCGACTAACACGGGCACCCCAGACTACACCCTCGTACTTCAAAGCGGCGTTAACGGTTCTATGGTGACGCTTGGAAACTCTGCAACTAATTATACATATATCGCGGAGAAAGCAATCAACGCCGCAACCGCAATAAACGGTTCAATATACTTCTGTGAAGGCAGATACATCACACAGGCAGGCGTTGCCATGACGGTACCCACAATACCCGCAGGCGTGTCAGTCACGTTTGACAGCGGCGCATACGGCTACATCCTCGGAACAGTACAAGGCACACTAAGCGACTATAACAGCCTCACCTTCTACCGCAACGGTACACAAACACTCGGACAGTACAGCCCCATAGTCTACGAGGAAAACAGCGTCTACAAAGCACAAACTAAGTACGGTAACGTTTTTGCGTCTTCAACTAACCTAACAGCGGTTACATTGTCCGCGTTGAACAGCGGCATCACTGGTAATCTGCTGCTTAATGGGGTGGCCTTCGATTTAGCATTATTCAACAGCATCCCCGAATCTGTTAGTGTCGTTGAGAATGTTAACGGTAGGGAACGCACGTTTGGCAACATAGCAGACACGCAAGGCTCACCCTACACCATCAGCGTCGAAGACACACAATATTTTGCACAAGATAGCATAGGTACAATCAGAATTACATCAACCGATGCATACGCTACTATACAAAATGCCGAAACTCTTGGTGATACTTTAGTTGCTGATGGAAGTTATTCGCTTTTCCATCCTGTGTTACTTAATCGTGCAAACGCTGAAGTTAAACTTAGCAAAAATGCGGTGATAACGGATGCTATAAACGGTGATGGACATACAATGTTCAATGTAACCGCTAATAATTGCACATTAACAGGGGGACAATTAAAAGGTGCTTCCGCAACCATACACGGAACAGGGGTAACTATTGCGCCTTATGTCATCAATGCTAAAGTAAACAATATGGTTCTCTCAGACATTTGGCAATACGGAATTTCAGTAGGAGTAAACAGTGTAGGCGCAAAAATCGAGTATAATACCCTGAGTGTGATTGGCACTAAAGGCGATGGAATCTCAATTAATGTACAAGGCAAAAACGTTCTCGTATCTGGCAACTCTATCAAATCCAGTTACAATTTGGGGTTAGGCGCAATAGATGTCAACACAGGAGCGGCGGCTGTAACTGTTACAGAAAACATTATAGATGGAACAACGGATAGCGGAATTGAAGTTGAAGTCAACGCAACAAGCGTAATTATATCTAACAATCAAGTATTCAATTCACTCTACGGAATCACAGCTTACCATTGTGCAGGCGTTTACGCAAACAACACGATAATAGCAAACAATATTGTCGCTAACATAACAAACGCCCCAATACAAGCAATAGAAGGCTCCACTAATATACTTATCACTGGAAACTCTGTTGACGCTTCAAAAAGCAATTTTGGTATCAGAGTTCAAGAATCAACAGGCACTATAATTAGCGAAAACACTGTATTTTCATCAAGCGGTCTTTACGCTGCCATTGATATTGTAAACTCAACTTTTGTAACTGTTGTAAGAAATAATATTAATAAACCACTCAACGAAGCGATTCATGTCCAGACGACTTCAATGTTTATCACTATAGATGGCAACACTGTTACAAATTGCACATCTACAACTAAAGATGCCATCTTAGTTGAGAACACTCAATATCCTTCAGTCATAAACAATATTATTAGTAACAATGCTGAAACAGGAAATAAAGCAGGCATACACCTAAACTATTGTGATTACAGCAAAATGTCTGGAAACACTTTAGTCGATTGCAGGCAAGGCATAGAATATACCTATTGCATCAACGGATTAATATGCGATAACTTAGTAGTGAACCCTTCGGTCGGAACATTCTGGGATATTTCACTAAACGGCGCACAAAACACAAACATTTACATCAGCCGAAACCAACTCAGCGCATTAGCGGCAATTAATAACGCTGGCACTAACTGTACTATTGCACCTGATAACATTTTCAGAGCGTAGATAAAAATGTGCAAGTGCTACTACCCTGATAACCCATGCTGGCGTTGCCAACTTGGTCTTTTCTTTTACACCCTAAAAACACGGTTCAGTTAAATCGCCTGCAACAAACAGTACCTCCCCCTTTCTTCAATATTGTGCAAATAAACATCAACCTAAACGGATGTACCCTACCTTGGAAATACATGTACCCCTAAGCCGCAGCTACCTAAAATACGCCGCAGAACTTAACTTTAAAAAACAACTCGCTCAACAAAACTGGAGCTTCAGCAAATTCAGGCAAGAACTTATCACATCAGAAACTCCCGATTGGAACCAGAATTATCTCCCTATAGACTTGAAGGGCAAAACTGTGCTTTCAGTCGGCGCAGGCGAGGGAGAGGACGCCCTGTTTTTCTTGCAGCATGGAGCCGCTAAAGTCGTAGCAGTCGAATGCAACAGTGACGCTTACCGCCGCCTAAAAATCAACGCTGCCTACCACAACATCGAAGCGGTTAATGAGGCGTTTCGGCTTGAGCACCTAAAGATTCCGCATGACTTTTTGAAGGTGGATATTGAAGGCTACGAAGAAGCTCTATTAAATGTAAAGTTGGATAAGCCTGCCGTAATTGAAATTCATGGGTTGCCTCTTGTGGAGCGCTTCCGAAAAGCCGGTTGGCGTATAAAGAATCGAGTTTACAGTTCGCAGGGCATTCAACGCGTCGACGCGGGCTGTACGAAGTATGGCTACTGGAAATGTTAACAGAAAAACTGTTTTAGGAGAAACAAGACTTTGACAAACGTAACTGTAACTATAATAGCGGGCGCACTATCTGGCGTCTGCACCCATGCTGTGGGACACACCAACTATAAAGTGATACCTGTGCCCCTCGCAGTCACCGACACCTTTCTAGTTAGCGACGTAGCCGCCGCGTCTTTCACGTTGAACGTTAACGCTGAGGACTCCGCGAACGACCGAGTATTCACCTGCATACTTGTTGTGGGGTCTGCGCCCGTCACAGGGTCCACGTTGTACTGCACCGCTGACGATGTACAAGCCTTAAGCCAAATCAAGGAAACACAGCTTGAG